ATGCAATAATTAACTTATCTCTAACACACTTAATATGACATGTAAATCACCACCATTTTCAGCTTGAACCTTAATTACCTCTGATTCCTTAGCAATTAAAGGACAAGGAGAAGCTATTGAAGAATCAGCTGAACTTTGATTTAAGTTTCCTGCAGCCAATAATTCTTCTGTGCTTAATTTTTCTACTGTTCTATCTGTCTGTAAATTGTAACTTACGCTATCACTATCTACTAAAAATATAGATATTTTACAATCATTTTGCGCATCTATATTAGCAACACGTATTGATTTTATTATAGCTGTTTTTTCAGATGCCACAGTGTATAACGTTGTCAACGCATTGGTAGTTAATATTGCTTTATAATTTGTATATGTATTAGCCATTTATCCTAAAAACCATGTTATTGCTTCATCATCATCTCTAAGTGGTTCTGATGTGTAAGTATTATTTAGTGCAAAAATTAATTGATCTAAAGTTTGTACAAGTTGTGCCATTTGTGATTGATCATATTCAGGTGTTGCTTGTGGTAATAAAGGTACTGTTATTTTAGTCATTATCCTCCTCTTGTGCCATCTGGTTTAGCATCAAATCTTAATGTGCCATAACGCCATTTGTCGTCAACAGCATCACTTGACACACGCAATGCAAGTTGTCTACCACGTATACGTGTATCTTTTTTAGTTGTAGATGTTGCTATTTCAAAAGGACCATGTGTTGTTTGTGTTGTACTTGGATAAGGACGTGATTTTACCGTTATGTCTACATTACCAATTTGATTTTTAAAATCAGGTATAAATCTAGATATGGACATAAAATTGTCACCATCTGCAATATCAATATCACCTGATTCAATATGACAATTCATAGCAGAACCATCATCATTAACACCTTGTTCATGTAAATATACAAATGTACGTCCTTCTTTAACACCAGTAATTGTTGATATTGTTGCAGTTGTATCACTTGAGTTAAATTCTGCTGCGTAAGGATTTGCATACACACCACGATCAGCCCAAGAGCTACGTGCTAATGTTCCAACATACCATAAATTTTCTGCGTAATTATACGTAACATGTCTATCTATTTGTGTAGAATTTTTAGATGGATAAAACCAAATAACTTCATTAAAATCTGTATTTGATGCACAAAACACATCACCAAGTGCATTTGTATTTATATCATCAAAAACATAATCTTGTACACTGCATGGTATTTTTTTAACCGCACCATCAAATTGAAAGAAAGAATCATTGCCCATCCAAAATGCTATACCACTTACATCAATAGCACTATGTATTCCTACAGCACCACAGTTAGAACCAAGTTGTTTAAAACCAAAAGTAAATGGAGGTCCTATAAATTGCATTTGATACAACGCTGTATCTGTGTAAATTAATATGGCACCCCTAGATCTTACAGCTGTATTTATTTGATTGCCATCTGTTAATCTTTGTGAACCTGCCGTGTTTGTAGCTGTAGGTGTCCAATTTGTTGTTGACTCTTGATCAGACCAACGAATAAACATATTATCCTGTGTTGTTGTCGTGCCTATTGTGGTTTCTGTACCAAAGCAAATAACGTGTCTATCATCACCAGAAACTAACATAAATCTTGATTTAGTTGGTGCACCAGATACTTCAGTTCTAGCAGCTAAATTACTTGATAAACCACCTGATGTATCCCAATAATAAAGACTACCATCAAACCTAGATGCTAAAACATCTTCGCCCCAGTTATCAAGTGCCCATTTTGCTGATTGAAGTAAAACACCATCTGCTCCTGTAAGACCAGATCTAGTTGTGTCCCACGTAGATGCGTTCCACGTACCAGCACCCCAACCGTATCCATAGATAGATGTAGGTAATCCTGTGTTTATTTGATATGTGGCATTAGCGGTAGCTCCAGTTGCAGTAGAACTTGCAGAAGCTTTTGCTACAATTGTATATGTGCTAGAACTAGGAACTGTTTGAATTTCAAATTCACCTTGCAAGTTAGCAGCAGATATACCACCAACAGCTCCACTTACACTAGCAATAGTAACAAAATCACCAATTAAAGCTCCGTGATCTGCATCTGTAACAGTGACTGTTGTTGATCCTGATGTTGTTCCAAATTGAGTTATATTACCTGTGCCTGTAGCACGTGTTGGTGTGATATCAGCATAACTGTTTTCTGAATATGCGTAAAGTTTTTTGTTAGTACCATATATAGCGTAGTTAACACCTTTTAAATCTGAATATGTAAGAATGGCACGTGTTGCACCAAGTAAAGCATCACTCGTTACTTTTTCCCAACCACCTATTTTTTCAGGTTGACCATAACGAAAGCGAACATTATCACCATCTACCCATCTACCTTCTGCACCGTATTCGGTATTTTGTTTATCTATACCTGGCGCTATTTGCAGTTTTGTTAACGGCATTTGAGCTCCTAATTAGTTGCGTAGTATGGTATCCAGAAATCAGTGCCATTAATATTAACACGAATATGTCCGGTTAAACTTCCCACACTTGTATCAGTTGTTAAACTTTTTGTTTGATCCGATGCACTTGTACCATCAAATCTTATAAACTCTTGATCTGTATCATCTTGATCTAAAGTTAAACAAGCTATTGCTGCTGAAGTGCTTGCTTGACTTACAGTTACAAGCGCACTTGTTGGAGAGTCTGTTCCAAAACCAATTTTATCTGCTGAACCATCAGCAAAAAAAGCATGTGTTAAAGTATCTGTTTCTATTCTAAAATCAACTGCAGCATGTGAGTCATTAAAAGTAAATCCGCCACCATCAAAGTCAATTGCGCCAGTAGCTTTTACACCACCTACAACATGTAACTCTGTAGAAGGTGAGTTAGTTTTTATACCAATACGATCATTACCTGCATCACTAAAAAATAAGTTTGCATCGCCGTTACCTTCTATCCTAAAATCAACATCAGCTGATGATTCGTTAAATGTAAAACTACCACCATCAAGTGATGTGTTACCACTCACTGTTAGTGTTCCGTTGGCCGTGATATTACCTGCATCGTTCAAGACATCGAACATTGTAGAACCATCAGAATACAAGATGTGTTTGGATCCTGCTACAAGATTAGTTGCTGTTCCACCTGCTGGTTTAAATCCTAAGGTGTAAGTGCTCATGCTTGTCGCGTTATCAACAATGTACCAAGTCTCTACAGCTTCACACTGTATAGTTGTATTGTTAGATAAAGTTCCTGTTAATTTAATTATGGCATTACTTTGTTCATCTGTTGTAGAACCGTCTGTTGCAGTTAATGAATCTGATGTGCTAGCAATAGCCACAGATACATATCCTTTAGTAGCTGATTCTAATTTTTGTAAATTGTTATTTGTTTTGGTACCCCAAGATCCTGAGTTTTCACCAGTTGCTTGTAATTCTAAATTTAATGAACTTGAATATGATGATGCCATTTATCCTCCTTAACCTACGTCATCTAGTAGTGCTGCTACAATACATGTTACAGTAGAAGATGATGAAATTGCATGTATATCAGCTACTGTTGTATTTGGCAAGTTTCCAAACCAAGAGTGTCCTGCAGCTATTTTAATCGCGTCAGTTGCAGAAGTAGAAGCAGTGCCTGCATCCAAAACAATGTATACATCATTGGAGGAATCAGTATTTTTTATAAAAATAAAATTTACTTTATCCCCTGTAGCTACAGCTGTTGGAGCCGTGTCATCATCTACCGCGGTATAATCTGTAAAATAACCTGCAATTAAATCTGTGCTTGCGTTTGACACGCTTGTTAATTTGTAATACCATTTATCGTTTGCATCTGCTGGTGTTATTGTTACACTACCAGCAATAGTTTTAGATATTTCATCTGGTAACACAGTTGCGTTTAAACTTATTGTTGCGTCATCTGCCATACTAATCCGTTGATCCTGGTTCTACATTTACCCATGTCACTGATTGACTATCATCTGCTTGATTCCAAATTTGTAAATCTGGAGAACCTACAGTAAGATTAATTAAATTTTGGAATGATTCACCAAAAGCTGTTTCATCTCCAATACTAAAAGTCATTTGCCCAGCAGTTGTTGTAGTTACATTAGCACCTGCTGTTACAGTTTCTGTCCCTAAACTAAAACTCGGTGCACCTGCTGTTGTTACAGCAAATACAGCACTAGCTTGTACAGTCTCTGTGCCAATACTAAAACTTGCACTTTGACCCATGGAAACATCCACGGTTCCTGCATTAACAACGAAACCTGGTAGCGCCTCTGCTACTCCAAATTGTCCTATTGCTCCGTGTCCTAGTAACATTACTTACCTCTTATAGTTTTTAAAATATTATTCGATAATGGTTTATGATGTGTCATATATAATTTATCAGTTTTAATTGCATGCAATTTAATATCTTCTTCATATTTTACACCATTAATATTAAGTTGTTCCAGATTAATAAATCTATGATTATATTCTGGTATATCTAAAAATTTATAAATACCATTAATTATTTCTTTTGGATTATTTATTAAATCAGTGTATTCTATAAAATGTGCTATATTTTTATTTTGTAAATTTTGTGTGCTCAATACAGCGTTGTGAATAGGCCCATTAACTTTCATTAAGTTTTTTACTTTTTCTTCATCTGTTCCTTTTATATTTTTTAATACTTTAAGAAATGATGAAAGAACATCTTCTATTTTTCTCATTAATACAATAACTTTTATTGGTTGCCCTAAATATTTTTGCATTAACTCTAAATTACCTTGAAGACCAATTGGACTTCTATCTATTATATATTTACAATTCCAATCTTTGTAATAATTTGGAATAATATTTTTTATAACATTGTCTAAAGAATTGTGGTCTGGAAAATTTAAAAATATTTCTGTATCTTTATCTTTATTTAAATTACTTAAAGATTTTAAATCATTTGCTTTTTTTATTAAACCCATTGTTAAACTATTTGCAGTTGTTTTAATATCTGGGTTTTGATTTAATATTGATGCAAGTAAAGTATTACCTGCTCTTGGCATCCCATTTAAAAAAAAATATTTTTTCATTATGCTTCTTCTAAAGTTTTTACTTTAGATTCTAATGTTTCAATACGAGTCTGTGCTTCTTGCAAACATTTTATTGCTTTCATATATAACACGGAATATTTCATTTGTCTTATTAGTGCCGCATCACCCTCTTTAGGTACAACCTTTTTTTGATACGTAGGATTTCCATCATCATCTAAAACAGGTTTTTGGTGTTTGTCCACTATAGGGGCATCGGTATCATCAACAACCGTACCAAATTCAGATGAGTGTTTTACTTCTTGTACACTAGCTTTTCTTTTTTTAATTAAGTTGGGACTAACTAATTCTGTTTCTTGTGCTATTAATCCTAATCTAAATGGAGCGTTGTCTGCACCATATTGTAAAATATCATCTTTCATTTTAAATTTACGAACTTTTAATGCTTTAATATCATCCCATTGTGATGAAGCATCTGAAATATTATCTTTAATTCTTTCATCTGATATTGAACCATAAGAATTGTCGTGGTTTTGAACATCACCATCAGACTCAACTCTAAATCTATCAACAGATTGGTCTCTAAAATTTGCAAAATGTTGAGTATTATTATCTGGACTTTGACCAGAAAAGTGAAGTTGCAAACCGTAAGGTGAAGTTCCTTCATGCCTAAATATAGCAATTTGAGAACCACCATTTTGAGTAGCTTCATGCCCATGAGCAAACACATATCCGTGATATTGTAAATTTGAAGTGTCACCTAAAGCTAAAGTAGTATAATTTTGTCTCTCTGTAACGAGTCGCATCATTTCATCGCCACCTGCTGTAAATGACATAACATTTGTTGGGTCTGCCGCAGAAGCATCTCCACTACCAACTGTTACACCAAAATCAATACCTGTATCGGTATCATGTTTTCCAATTAATTTATCTAATGAAATAGCCGCTACATCATCTTGAAAAATAAGTTTTCCGTTATCAGAGGCATCAATAGTAAATACTGTTTTATCAGAACCACCATCATTAACTTTAAATATTATGTCTGCATCACTAGCGTCATTTTCAATAGTTATGTTTCCAGAAGTTGTGCTTAAACTCACAGCACCATCTCCTGCTGTAATGTCATCAGCCGCAGTTCCAAAACCAGTAGCAGTACCACTATTTGCAATGGTCGCTCCAGAATCAATTGTTAAAGTTGTGCCAGATAATACATTGATAGCATTGGCTGTCATTCTTAAATCATCTGCACCTGCTATTTTGAAATCTATCTGGTCATCTGTATCTGCTGTTATGCTTGTGTCACCATCAGCATCTAAAATTAATTCATCACCGTTTATATCACGGTTCATTGGTGCACCTACTGCACCAGATATTTCTGTTAT